ACCAAAGTTTTGTAGTAGGGTTCTAAGTCTTTCGTCTTCGGCTACCACTTCGCCATAGAATACAATCTCAGCAACTTGAGTCTCAATACCATTAACTACATCATAAATACCCAGGACGCGCCTGTGTGGTCCCTCTCGGTCCGACTTTAATGTTATATTAAGCTGCAGCGCCTCCTTACTTAGATTCTTAAAATCAAGCTTCTCATAGTACCTAGTGCTATTTGCAGTTGTATATGGTGCTGTTGCCTGTAGCTCTGGCTCTAGTGTAATTTCTTTGTAGTGCTTTACAACAGGTTGGTTGTTCTTCATCTCAGCACTATACATTACAATATGCTTAGATGAGTCGTTACCGTCAATCCATCTACATAAGAGTTTAGACCCGACTGAATTCTCAACGGGTTTTACAAGTGCAGTTTGAGACGCAGATGTAGTCTGTCCGCTATAGTAGTATTCAACAGTCTCTAGTAAAAATATGTTTACAGTCTCGTATAAGCCTGTAGACACTTCGTCTAAATAAACACTGCCTTCCCAAACGCCGCTAGCGTTTTTGACCATGTTCATGTCATAGTCAAAACCCTTAAAAAATCTAAGCTTATCGTACATTTGTATCGTCTTTTTCTATAGTGTAATTTTTAAACACCTTTAAATATTTTACACCTTTAATAATATTGTAAAAATAATCATTGAGAAACAACATAAACTCACGCATGTTCTGATTTCTTAGAATATGTTTAGATACCATTAAATTAAATAGCTTATCTTTATAATCATAGCCAGTATTTAATCTATCATCCTTGCGGTGTTTTGCAATATCATAGATCTTTTTACGTCTATATACTAATAAGTCTTTAAATGGTGCTATCATTTCAATGCTCTTCTATTTCCTGCCTGTAGTCTAGTGTAAATAGTTCTAGGTACTGGTTTACTATCAAAATTAATACTTAATGCAGCCTCCTCGTTCATTCTTACGTCATCAGCCACAGTGTCACCATCTCGGTCTAACCAACCTCCTCTGAATACTGCAACTTCATCTTGGCCAATGATAATATCACCCCATTGGTCTAAGCCTCTGATGTTATCAGGTATAGGATCTCCAGCAGTAATATTAACCAGTGTAGACTCTTCTATTTTCTGGAAGAAAACATATTTTTGTTTGCCGTTACCAATGTCCTCAAGAGTAACTGGCTCTTGTGGTTGGATAGTTGTTATCACCGACTCGTAGTAACCCAATCTAAGTGCATCTTCTTCTTTCTGGCTAATGAACCTTACGTTAACTGAATCAATACCCTCAATCTCTTCAAGGATATAGACGATGTCCGATTTAGGTAGCTTATCTCTTCTTGTGATGTTCATCATATAGTTAGAAATTGCTGCTCTTATGTCATTCATGATTTCATGTTTAGAGAAGCCCTCGAAATACCTGATCGAAACATCCATGCTGTACTTTTTAACTTGAGGTTCTACAAACTTAACCTCGCTTGCCATCATCATCTGGCCGGAGTTTTGTAAGACCTGATACATAGCGTCATATTCGCTCTGTGTAAAGAACATCTCTTGTTCGGGTAGAGAGAAATAATCTTGGTCTGATGTAACTTTGCGCTTAAAGTCCGGCATCGCAAAGATGTAAACAACGTTGTCATCATCTAAATACTGATCTTCTGTGCGGTTATAAGCATCAATATATGAATATTGATTGTACTTAGAAAGAAAGTACTCATAGTTGTCTGGAGTGGCCAGCACATATGACTTGCTAGCAAGTGGCGTTAAGATCTTTGTAAATTCAGTAGACTCACGGTTAGCTCCCATCTTTGGAGCAGAAGTTACCGTTACATCAAAGAACTCATTTAGATCATGTAGCTCACCAACTGAATCTTCACCCTCAGTTTCCCATTTCACAGTTAAGTCTGAACCGTCTCTTAAATTACCCTTCTCACCACCATGTTTAATGTATTCAACTTCAATTGTAGCACCGTTTGCAGGTGGCATACCGAAAGAGCCGTTACCAAAGTAGATGTCCAGGCCTCCGCCGATCCCTGTTTTAACTAAGAATGCCTTTTCGTTTGCATTCATATCGTAGAGTGAATTATGTTTGGTCCATACTTCGCCATTTACATAGACGGTAACTTTATTATGATCTGTTAAGCCCCTTACACTAACGTTAAATGACTGTAGGTTTTCACCAGTTCCGGTTAGAGTCTGAATCTCGTACTCACCTTGTATAATTTCACATGTAAAAGGATTCTTATTACTCTTCTCTACTCTAAAAGCATCTCGTGAAGTTTGTACCGTATATTTTAAACCGTTAGAGTCAAACTTAAGTACGGCTCTGCCATCAAAAGTCAGACCAGTACCTGCTATCTTAGAGAAGTCCGCACCCGGCTTCCATCTAAAGCTAACTTCACCAAAAGCAGCAAAGCCTCTAGTTGCATCATGGCCCGTAAGTCTTGACATACCATAAATAGACTCGGCCTGTTGCGCCGTATAGATGTTCTGTTCTACTAGAGAGTCTTCTAGATAGAACATAATAAGTTCACTCATTTCAGACATCACACCTAAAATCTGCGCAAAAGGTGAAGCCTCAGTAAACAACGTGCCAGCACGATTGTATATCCTAGAAACATAAGTTCTAGCATCCTGTTTAATCTGAGTGCCTGTTACTCTAAGTTTATTTAAAAATTTAAGATCTGCCATCCTTTGTGTTTATTTAATTTACGTAGACCTGTACTAGATACTTACTATCAATCGTAATGTCAACGTATGCAATATCTCTAACATTACCTCTTAAAAAGCTAATTTTAGTCTCTACATTATATTTTGCAGCCAGCGGGCAATATGACCTTATCTGACTTTCAATTGTAGTCTTAATCTGTTGCTCGTTTAAACCTAGCGAATAGATCATATCCTCTAAGTTGCAGCCAAAATCTGGGCTACCTAAGACCTCAGCCCTATTTGTAAAGAGCGTGGTTTCAATCTGAGTAATCAGCTGTTGAATCTCATTCTCATTATGCACCTGATTCGGGTCATAATTAGGGTCTCCAACATATTTAACGTACAATTCCATATTTATATGTATCTCTTTTAGCTATGGAACATCCAGTCCACGCCTTCATCGCCCTTGATTTCTTCTTCAATCTTCTCAAGCTCCTCGTCGCCCATTGATTTAATTGCATCATAATCAAAGTCTACATTACCAGGTAAAGCAAATTTGAAGATACCCAATTTGGCACCAAGTGATTGTTTGATCTTTGCGCTAATATATCTAAAGAAGATCTCATCATCATACAGAGCGCAGTCTGGAATTGTCTCATAAACCTCTAGAATAATATCACCTTTTGGTGTATCACCCATGAACTTTAAATCACCAGTTAATCTTGAGTACTGGAAAGAGATCGGATTCTCAAGAATCTGCCTTGACAGATCGGCAAGTGAAGCATTAAGTACATAGTATTGTAACTCTTCAGCTGCTTGTGCAGGTCCTGAACCATCATACATTCTTCTAAATAACATCTTATCGATTGAGAAGTCAGCACCAGACTGGAATCTTAAATCAGATCCGCCCATGTTATTCCAACCACTTGCAAGATCATATACACCGTAAACAGCATAAACTTTACCCGCACCGTCAGCCGCAGCATCTGGCAGAGTCAAACATCTGTGCTTCTTAAAATATTCAGTCTCAAAAATCTCTTTCGGGATATGATAATAGTTCTCCTTTACAGAGTCCTCATATTTCTTGTAGAACCATTTCTTAGCTCTCTTGATAATGTTGATGATCTCCTTTTTAGGAAGATTAACTGGTACCATACAAGCACCAGTAATCTCATCACCAATCTCATCTAGAAACTCGTTTAAACAATCATCGCTAAAATCCCTAGGATTTGTTAAACCACTTTCATTACCACTTCTAATTTCACTCATTTTATGAATTTATTTTTTTACTTACTACAACTTCAGTGTCGTCAAATCTAGCATACGGGCCAACGTTACCCTCTCTAAATATACCACCGACCATCCTGCCTTTAAAGATACCATCCCTACCGAAAACGTAACAGTTAACAGCACTACAGCTTCCGTGTACATATGAAGACTGTATTTTAGACTCTTTAACCTCAGTTGACTGATAAAAATTACAGTACTGTAGATCTGAACCCTCTATCTTACACGCATAAAAATTACAGTTAATTAGATTACCTCTAATTTCAGATGTGATAAACTCGTAATTTTCAGCCAAGAAACAAGTCGACATCTTACCGTCTTTAACTTGAATTGAAGAAAAGTCAGAGTCGTAGTTGATAGTACCTTCTTCTAAAGAGCCATGGATAATTAAGTCCAATACTCTTCTCTTAATTCTATCCCAATGTACTTTAATAATCTGGTAGTCATCTTGCAGATCGACTAAGAGGTTAATCTTGGGCCAGTGCTTATTTAAGTTCCTGTGGTCTTTTAAAGCCTCAAGAATTGGCAAGTTCTTATTCAAGATATACTTAAGCTCAATTTTATCTTCAGCTGTAAATTCAGTCTGAGAACATGCCTTAAAGAGCTGTAGAATAAATCTATCAGCCATGTAAAGAATATCGTCTTGTCTCTCTTCATAATCTTTACCACCAATATACCTAAACTCTAGGTAGTTCTTCTCTTTCTTTAAGAAGTTAACGCCATAGTATTTAGTGTCCGGAAATACAAAGTTCATTGGATTAACGTGCTCGGCGGTAAAGTGTGCCGCTTCATGCTTTGGCATCACAAACTTAATCGACTTTGCGTAAACCGAGTTCTCTCTATTTGGAAAGAATTTATAGACCTGCTTTTCATTAAAGGCCAAGATAAACTTAAGAGTGTTCATCTTTGATACCATCATCGGATCTTCAAGATACTTCTTGTCAAATGACATGTTTAAGTGGATTGAAGCTCTATCTGTTGTATAACCATGCTCTCTAATCCAACCCAACATCTTAATGATAACAATTCTAGCATTACGGTAAGGCATCGCACCAGTCACAAGCTCAATTAAGCCTGAACCACCTGACATATCAGGCTCCATCTTAAAGTGTTTGTCTGTTGGTTGAAAGTCAGAGTGTGCCTTTTCTTCTAGACTAATAGGTAAACCTAGAAGATCCTCAAGCATTTTTTGAGTTTCTTCTAGGTTCTTTTTTGAATAGAATTCAAATTCAATGCCCATTAAGGCGGCATTGAGTATTGACTCTCTTGTAGACTGTCTACTTAGTTTATTCATCGAGCTCGATATATTCTTGTTTGGATATATATCCGGCTCAAATATGTAGCTTATGGTAATTTAAGAAAGACCTTCTGGGTCTCCTCTTCAATTCGAGTAATCTTGACTGTAATGTCATCACCTGGGTTAAAGACTTTCATTATATCTTCGCCTAGTTCACTGACGTGTAGCAGTCCAGTAACACCATCCTCGATTGTAACAAAAAGGCCATAGTCTTTCTTGGCTTTTACTTGAGCCTTAACAACAGCTGGAATTTTATACCTTGTAGTAATATCATCCCATGGGCTAGTTTGTACATTATCGATCTGTGTTAGAGTAATCTTAGTGTTCGAGATAACATCCTTTACTTTAAAGGTAACTTCATCCGCCGGCATAATTTCACGCTTCTTAAACTTCTCGAATGTTTCTGGGTCTAGATCATTCTTGTGAATCATACCTGTCAAACATCTGTTAAATTCAACGAAGACTCCGTATTTAGCAGTTCCTGTTACGTTACCTGTGATTTCTTCACCGGCATTCTCTTTAATATTCTCAATCTCCTGTGGGATTAATGCCTGTAAGTATTTTCTGTGTGAAACAACTATTGTGCCTCTAGTCGCAGAGAAAGATACTGGTACCACATAGAGTTCTTCACCAACAATAGACTCAAAGTCTGCAAGCTTGTTGATACCCGCAAGTGAACCTGGCATGAAACATTCAATACCTTGTACTTCAACAATGTAACCACCGTTTTCAATCATGTTCTTAACAAGACCTACCCAAGCAGTATTGCCTGATTCAACACCGTCTCTAAGATCCATAAAGACTTTCTGTTTAATACCGCCTGAAACAGAACCTGAGATAAAGGCATTATCAGTGTTAGTAATTAAAACTGCAGTTTCTTCACCTGGTGTAAGTTCTTTGACACTCTGTGGTTCTTTATCGGCTTTCACATAGATTAATTCTCTGTAACCAATGTCAACTGTAATTGTATCTTGGGTTACTGCATAAACAATACCCTCGTGGATTTCACCTATTTTAACACTAGATTTAATCGATCTGTTGATTTCAGAGTTCTGTAACATGTCGTACATCTCTTGAGCATAATCTTCTCGAGAGTAAACTTTGTCACCTTTTTGTGTTTTAATGTGAGGGTTAGGTTTTCTTGTGTGTGAAACACAAGTAGCTTCATATGCTTCCCATATAAAATTACCATCTGAATCATAGAATTCACTATGCTCATTTTTTGGCTCCTCTGAAATGTTGTTTGATTCGACGTTTTGTTCAGGTGTTTGACCTAATTTTTGACTATCGGTTGCCGATCCGATTCTAGTCCTTTTGTTTTCTTTTGACATTTATTTTTATATTAAAGGTGTAACATATTATATATCCGTTTAATTTTCTTAAAAAACCACGGGCACAAAACCTGGCATTGGCACTGGACCAATTGGTGTTGGTATACCACCAAGGTAGAGTAATTTAAACTCTAATAAATGTAGAGCATATGTAGCTGCAAGTGCAGAAGCGACAGCTATGGCCGGCGGCTGCGTTGCCGGTATTTGTGAAAAAGTCTGCCCCATGTGCATAGCTCTTCTCAAGTTATTTGCCAGTCGATCTACACTACCATAATAAATTGGAATGTATAGACCACCAAGTGGAGCTGGAATAAGAGCTGGTAGAGCGGATGGCGAAACCTTAAAAGGCTGTACTAATGTACTATACCAATAAGCAATTGTAGCTAAAGCAAGTTGCTTCCATGGATCTGTACCATCCTCGGTATTAAATAGACCGTTGTCCATAGATAGACCTGAATAGCAACGGTAGTCAAACGGTAGATCTACAGGCGCTTCTTCACAAGCAGCAGCATTATTTTCAGCCTGTTCACCTTGCCATTTAACAAACTCAAATAGAGTACCACCGCTAAGAGCTTTAAAGTCTGCAAATGTGCTACTTGAGTTAAAAGCCCTTAACTGTGGATCTGGTGTTCTAACCCAGTTATTTTTATATTCAGTAACCACATATGTTGATACTACATGTAGCGGTGTTTTCTGCCATCTACTTAGGATTCTTTGTGTACCATCGGCTAATGTCTCTGTAAATGAAGAAGCATCAATACTACCAGCTGTAAAGGTAGATGGTAAGTAAACTCTTACATCTGGTCTCCATGAAAAGAAGGCAACAACAGCATCTGTCAATATTTTAGGCCTTTCACTAGGAGATTCTCTATTATAAGAAACTTGGATACGTTTTGGGTTCAATTCCTTTTCTGGCCTATCATTTCCAAAGGGCCATGGTTTTTGAATTGGATTAACAGCAGGTCTTTTAATTGCAGAGTCGATAGTATCGATATTTACAACATTAGCAAAAGCACTATACCAGCTAGAAATATCAACAGGATGTGCCGCCATAATAGCATTTCTTACTTTGTTTGAAACGTTATCAATCAACGTTTGCCAGTTATAACCAGCAGCTGCAATTCCTGTTTTAACATTGTTATGTACGTTAATATACGGTGCACTAAAGCCACTGCCTAAATTAACCCCGCTAAAGTTATAGCCTAGGTATTCTCTTTTACCTAAAGATGAAACCCATTCAAAGAAACTCCAGCGTTCGTTTGGACTGCTTATTTTCTCAAACTGTTGTAAGAGCCTGTTCGCAAACATATCTTCAATCTGAGCCCGTGTGTCGCTGGGCTCAATATAGTGAAACTCGAAATAAGAGAAAGTGTAGAGCCTTGACCCTTCTTCTTCTAAGAACTGACAGAACTTCTTCTCGCGTTCGGCTTCTAGTTCTTCTTCAGTCGGTGGGTCTGGAATCTCAGTTGACATTTCATCATAAGGCTCAAGAGATTCTTTGCCCTGTTCTGTAACATTGCCGTCTGCGTCTTTCTGATCTACTAAATAAGGTTCACCATTTCTAAAGATCTGCTCAAAGATTTCACCGTAGGCTTTAATAAAGATTTGTGCTGCTGGTGATTGAGTGTGTGTTGCACCAAATGGAGTTTGTGCAGTCTTAAGTGCATCTAAATAGAAGCCAGCTAAGGCTTCACCAAAATTCCTGCGGCCACTTGGTGTTACAAGTGGTACATATGTTTTAACGTTAAAGTTAGCGTTAATCTCAGCGCCTGGTCGATCTTGACCCTTTAGAACTCCTGGTCCACCAGGATTTGCATCGCCGTTCGCAATGTAACTACTAACGTCTGTTATGAATTTAGGCCATAGTGCTGGCATTACTTATTCTTTTGTTGATAGTTAATATGAGTAGCTGTTAGATCTGCAACTGTAACTGGTGTAGGTGGCATTGGTGGGCCGCTAGGACCAACTCCGGTTGGGTGGATGTGTGTATTGTAGTCATCCAATAGTTTTTGCAACCAGTCTTGTAAGGATTGACCACGTACCGCAGGTTCAGTCTCATCTGCTCCACCTTCACCTTCATTTGAGATAAAAATGTCACCGCAGTCTAAGAACATCTTAGCATCAGTTGAGATCTTAATAAAACCCTCTTCGTCGATCTGAATCATCGGCCTCTCTTTGGCTCCAGAGCCACGCGTAATCACAAGACCATCTTCCGGTGAGTGATATATCCTTAAATTTCTTTCGGCATCATAGACTAAACTTATAACGTCCTGTGGTGCGTCTGAGGCCTCAAGAACGTCAGTCTTAAGATCATCATTCTGATCTACTTGGAACCAGTATTCTGGGTGATAGATGTTGCCGTTGTCAAAACGCACGGCTACAATGTCACCAACTCTAGGTACATGGTGTGAACCCACAGCGTCTCTATTCATTGGTGTTGCCCATGGGATAGCATCGTCTGTTAACTGGTCAAATTTACCAAAGACTTTGACACGACATCTGCCTTTTAGAAGTGGGTCTTCATTAACCACAACTTCACCAAGCCAATGCGCATCTCTAAGATTATCTCTATAAAGTTCATTGTTATTCATGTACGTTCTGGTTTAAGTTGCCATCTGGACTACTGTCTACTCCCGGCTCGTGTATTCTTTCGTTAATTGGTCCTTGTGAACTATCTATCGCATTTTCTGGATAGACCTTTTTAGGCGATATATTACCACCAGCACCTGTATTATTAAAGTTGAGTTGACCGAAAAGTTGACCTGCTGCATTTAAAATACCATTTAAGCTAGCTGTATTAATAGCATCCTGTATTGTTGATGCTGCATTTAAGCCATGCACGTTACCTAGTAAGAGTCTGGCTAATAAAGATTCTGTAACAGAATTAGCAAGATTGCCTAGAGTACCTGTTAAGAAAGCTCCGTGAGCATTGCCCAGACTGCCTTCACCACCCGGTAGACCATCAAAGACGTTAGTCACGTTTTCAACTGCACCGCTAGCTTTATCCTTAGCTTTCTGTTTAATTTTATCGATTGGGTTAATAGTATCGTTTCCAAGATCTACGCCAATCTTTCTTGCATCACTGTCTGGGTTAAATGGATTGTT